GTAGACAATTTTGATGCCCAGTGTGATTACTACTACAAGCAGGCTCCTGCGGTCATTAAAGAATATAACTGGCAAAAGCAGTGCGACAAGATGCTTAACTCTTTAATTAAGCGTGTGGGAATATCTATGTTTAAGCCAGTTAAAGCAATGAATAGAGATAGATATATATATTTTCAAAATGGTGCTGGTTACAGTACTGAATCTGGTACTCTCTTTTCAAGAGAAAACCCCGTACAGAGAGTATCTAATGACGAGTATAATTTGTTGATTAGAAATTCTAATTTTAGAAACCCAACAGATGAAGAAATAAGGAGCAAGTAGTGAGTTACCTAGAAGATGAAATTGAAGAAGTTCGGTCATATATTTCTGAGCCGTTCTCTCAGACTATTGATTGCAATCAGGGCTGGCATCAATTGATTGTTGATTGCCATAGAGAGCTGTCTGCTATTGATCCAGATTATAAACTTTACCAAGTCAAAGAAAAGTTTGGTGGATTGAGGTATTATATAGATTCAAGTTCAAAAGATTATTATGCTCTTCGTGATGTAATCAATAAGTTTGAAAGACTTTCTTTGCAAACATGTGAGTACACTGGAGAGCCTGGAGTCTTGGCTAAAGGAAAGGGCGGGTGGATGAAAACCTTGTCTACGAAAGTGATGTCGGAGTATGGCTATGAAAAAGCATAATATTGTTGTTGTTGTTGGAGCTATTGTTTATTTATTTTTTCTTATTAAGATGTTTCTATGAAAAGAACTGAACAGGAAGAGATTAAGAGAGACAAAGCGAAGGCTGTAAAGAATTCTGGTCGTGGTCTAAGGAAGGGCGATGCTTCGTTGAATAAATTCTTACTTGATTATAAGCATAATGAAAGAACTTTTACTCTTACATTAAAAGCTTGGAACAAAATGCGTAAAGACGCATGGAATGCTAGCTATAAATATCCATGTATTTCTGTTGTATTCGGTGAGAACTCCGAGACAAAGGTTGCTATAATAGACTGGGAAGTGTTTCAAGAGCTAGTGAAGGGAAGCGAGTATGAGTAAGAAGTATAAGTATAGTTTTTTCTGTGATAAATTGTCTGGCTATAAATCAATTGGTTTTGGCATTGGGCATGATGATGGGTATATCGGATTGTATATATTATTTTGGATGGTCGGAATCCAAAGAAAGATGGTAGCAGCGTGAGTCAATATGGTAATCCAATGTTTTTCCAGATTTTAGAAGAGCTACGGGCTCTTCACACAAAGAAAGGGCAGGATTATGGCACTGCGAGCGATCCTCTTGCTAATGTTCGTGCGTCAGTTGATTGGGGTGTCCCAGGTTGGGTTGGTACTTTAATCCGAGCAAATGATAAAGTAATTCGCTTGCAGAGTGCGGCTAAGGGAAGTAAATTAGTCAATGAAGGTGTTGAAGATTCTCTTATAGACCTTGCATCATATGCAATCATTGCTCTTGCATTATATCGTGAAGATAACGATATGAAGCAGGCTGTTGTTGTTACAGAGGATCTAAGAAAGAGCCTACATGCCTGATATTATTGTTGATACAGTCTTTTTATCTGAACAAATGGGTGATAAGGCAAAAGAGTTTACAGAATGTATTCGCATTGTCCAAGACATCATTGAGAATCCTGACCATTATATTGGGATGCAAGCAATTAAGTATGCCAATATGTTGGCTGGTTATAGAACACTTATGATTGTAAAATCACAAGCATTTAAGAGAAGGTCTAGTATTATGAGCGAGCAGGACAAGTTCGTTAATGATGTATGGAAAACCATGTATGAAGCATTATCCGAAAATATTAACGCCCTTAAACTGGCAGCAAGAGGAACAAACTCATGAAAGCAATACAGCAATTAAGAGCACCGAAAGCAGTTGCTCCTGTTGATGGTCCAGTAGTAATGGCAGATTTAGTTGAAGCGATTAATGACCACTTAGCGTTGAGAAACACTCCTAATTTTAAAAAAGTTAATGGTTTCCACCCCAGTTATACAAACCAATGCGCTCGCTATTGGTACTATATGTTTGAAGGGGTAGAAGTAACCCCGTCATTTAGCTCCCAGACTTATCGTATTTTTGATAACGGTCATGCCGTTCACGAAAGACTTTACAGTTATCTTAGGGGGATGGGTATCCTTGTTGGGGAAGAAATTAAAGTTAATCATACTGATCCCCCAATTGAGGGCACTGCAGATGGTATAATTAATTGGTATGGCGAGAAACTAATTGAACTTAAATCAATAAGTCAAGAAGGTTTCCATTACAGACAACTGCATAATAAACCTAAAGATGAACATTACCGACAAGCCCAAATTTACATGGAATGCCTGAACTTGGATTCTGGCTTTGTAATTTACGAAAACAAAAACAACCAACAAATTCTCCCAATCTTTATTGAGAGGGATCAACCGTTTATTGATAAATTATTTAAAAAATATAGGAAGTTCCATGGCTCTTATCTGAGCAAGGAAATTCCAGTGCAACCATATAAGAGGACATCGGCTAACTGTAACTCCTGCGATTTGGTTGCCCACTGCTGGGCAGGAGGAGATCGTAATGATGAAGAGAAGGGGAACGAGCCTTTTTAATTTATGCGAAAGCGTAAATGGACAATGAATCTTTAAAGATTTGTGCTTATGAAGATTGTGGTAAAGAGTTTCATGCAAAAGTTTATAATGCTATTTATTGCTCTGCTGAGTGCCGTAAGATTGTTACAAATAAAAATTTATTAGCGAGTTATTACGAAAAGAAAGCTAATAAAAACAAGAAAAGAATTTGTAAAACAAAAACATGCACTGCTGTATTATCTATATATAATAAAGAAACTATTTGCGAGCAATGTAAAAGAAAGCGTTTTGTAGACAGGCTAGTCTCATGGGGCTGGTCTGAAGAGAACGCTAGGCGTGGTATGGATTGAGCATCAAATCGCTTATCTCGTCTGTAAAAGAAACTAGGGTGCTTGCCATTGACCCGTCTTCGCACTCTCTTGCTTGGGTTATTTATGATGTCACTATGGATAATATTTCTTTAATTGCGTGTGGAAAGATTGATTATAAGAAAGACAAAAATATCTCAGTAAAGTTTGCGATCATTGACAAAGGTTTGTCCAGTATAGTTAAAGAGTATTCCCCTAAACATGCAATAATTGAGCAATCAATTTATGTTCAGAACTTTGAATCAAGCAGGATTATATCTTATATAATTGGCTATAGCTGGGGTGTTATAAGCGCTGGTAGTTGCACAGTCTCTGATGTTAACCCTCTAGTTTGGAAAGCTGGTATCGGCTATAAGAATCTGGGAAAGAAGGATAAAGAGATTTTTATGAATGATGGGAAGCCAGGTGCTCTCCAGATAAAATTAAAGAATGAAAGAAAGCGCAGAGTTCGCATACTTGTATCAAAATATTTTGCTACGGGTGATATTGGTATCAACGATGATGATATTATAGATGCAGCAGGTATTGGCTTATGGTACGCAACAAAAAAGATACAGCAGGCTTCTAATGGCTAATGAACCGTATAAGGATAGATCATTTCTTTACGATATGTATGTCCAGAGAAGAATGAATTTAACTGATATCTGCAAAGTATTAAAGGATACATACAACATTGAGGTAACACCGCAAGCTCTTTATAACTGGGTAAAGAAATATGATTTGCTTAAGTTTAGAGGAAAAGGAAGAAGTCTTACAACGGCTGGTCCTAAGAGAGCGAAGTCTGCGGCTCAAGTTGATGCTGAAAAGCGCAAAAGAGAATTACGCAAGAGAAGTGAACTACAAAGAAAGAGGATGGGAAGATGAGAAGAAGTGTAACTACTAAAGATATCGCCAACTTTGCAAAGCTTGATATGATTTATAATCAAGTTAGAGTGATTGAGGCTAAGCAAAATGAAACTAAGTTTAAATGTCTTGGCTCTGGTGAGTGCTGTAAAATCGGTCTGGTTATTCACATGGCTGAGTGTGCAAATATTGCTTTTAAATTGCGTCAGCAATACTATTTGTATCTTGAAGATAAAGGTCGTATATTCGCTGAGAAGTGGATGAATGAAGTAATCTCTGACCTTACTGGTGCGATGTATGACAAGGATTGGGTTGCTGGTGGTGAGACTACTCGGCATTGTGCGTTTTATAAAGGTGGTTGTACCGTCTATGGTTATAGACCGATGGTGTGCAGAACATTTGGAACAATCACAACTGTAGACAACTATTGCCCAAGAATTAGAAACGCTAATGGCGCTATTGAATATTTCACTGGTGACTCTGTTATCAGTACTATTAAGATGTTCCAGAATTATTTAAAAGATTTCACTGAAGGTAAAGACGAAGGCTACAACATGGTTGTTTATATGCCTTTGGGGGTTTTAAGCTTTTTGCTTGAGTCTGAGGAATTAATTGAACTTGAAGATACTACTGACAAAAAGTTTTGGGCTGGTGTCCAAGGATGGCACAACTACAGAGTAGAGTTTACAAAGCTTCATGGTTATGATAGAGATGATTTAGAGAAGGTCGCTGATTTCACTGGAGTTCCATTATCATTCCCAAAATTCACCAAAGAGGATTGAGTAATTGATTTTCTGGAATAGTGGGGGAGCAGCTAGGGCTGGAGAAGGCTACGGCGATTCTTCTTTAAATATTATTTCTAATTTAATAAAACATGGCGTTCCCATTTCTGAGTTCGCCCCAGATCTTCCAGAAGAAATACAGAAATTAGATTTTGGTATTAACTATATGAGTGTTAATACAAATACTAATAGCCCAATCATAATCAACAACTGTCTCCCAGATGGTTATGTCCGTGGTTCTAAGTATTCAATTGGCTTTACTTACTGGGAAACAAATGCTTTAAGAAAAGACTGGGTTGACTCCATGAACAACATGGATGAGATATGGACTACATCTAAGTTTATGAAAGATGTTTTTATTAAATCTGGTGTTACTAAACCTGTTTACTCTTTTAGTCTAGGAGTAGATCCAGAGCTGTATTCACCAAGTAAGGTGAAGCGTAATAGACCTTTTACATTTATGAACATAGGTTCTCCATCAACAAGAAAAAATTCTCAAATGGCTGTTGATGCATTTATACATCTTTTTGCTCGGGATGAGAATTATAAACTTATTTACAAATCTAATGGTCCACCAGACGCTCGCCTTAGCAAAGGTACAAGCAATATGTCATCTATTAAAGATCATCCTAGAATTGAGGTTATAGATTGGAAATTAAGCGATAGCCTTCTTTCTGCATTGTATGATGAAGCGGACTGCTTATTGTACCCAACAAGCGGCGAAGGGTGGGGTTTAATTCCTTTTCAAGCGATAGCGAAAGGTATCCCAACGATTTGTACAAACGCTACTGCTTGCGAAGAGTACGCAGAGTTGTCTGTTCCTCTAGATTATAAGTGGTCTAAAATTAATATGACTGGTATCTATGATAATACTGGAGAGTGGGCAGAGCCAAATTTTGATGATTTGTGTGATAAAATGTTATATGTAACAAAAAACTACGATGAAGTCTTGAACAAGACTTTAGCTGGTGCTCGGCATATTAACGAGAATATGACTTGGGAAAAAGTAACAAAGGAATACGCTGAAAGATTATGTCAGATATTGAACGATACGAGGGTGTAACCCTAATAGAAGAATTAAAACATGTTGAAGAGGCTGGTTTGCTTTTTGTTAAAGGCTATAACTACTCTGAAATATCAACACTCCTTTCTTTAAGTGTTGATAAAGCTAAATCATATGTTGTAGAATATAAAAAGATTCTTAATAGACAGGCTGAGGCTGACCCTTATTTTCTAGAAAAGCTACAGTTCAATACAATAAAAGCTTTACAAGAGTTTGACCAATTGAGCAAGGAAGCTTGGGAAACTATTAACATCGCTACCGATCACGGTATGATTCCTGCAAGAATTCAAGCTATTAAATTAGCTGGCGAGTTGGCTACTAAAAAAGCCCAGCTGCACAAACTTCTTACTGGCAATACTACTGACAACCAGTATATTGCTCGTATGCAGAAAGCGGAAAATGTAAACCAAATCCTTTCCAAAGTATTGCGAGATGTGATTGGAAAGCATCCTGATATTGCTAACGAAGTTCGTGTTGAACTTGAAATTGCATTTGAAATCATGAATGCGGATAATGTTTAAATGGAAACCCTAAAACTTAGACTCAGAACCCTCTATCATAAAGGTTTAAAAAATCTAGATTACGGAAAGGGTGGTGCTTTGTATGTCTGATTTCATGGGAATGAATCTTGAACTTGCAGATTTTGATAGGCTTTTGCGTCAAGATGATCTTACAGAAACACCTGTTGATATTCAAACATTTGTACAAGATAAAGAATATTTAGGTTTACCTCCGCTTTCTGATATCCAATTAGAGATTGTACGACATTCTACACAGATTTACAAAGAAAGAACACTAATTTCTTTATTAGGGGAAGAAGAAGGGAAAAGATGGTATAAAACATATACTGACAATGAAGTTATTTGTATGCTAGGCAAAGGGTCTGGTAAAGACCATTGTGCAAGAATATCAATGGCTTATACGGTATATCTTATCCATTGCTTAAGAGATCCATTAATTTATTATGGGAAAGCTCATGGTGTGTATATTGACCTTCTAAACCTTGCTGTAAACGCTCAGCAAGCCCAGAGAGTATTCTTTGAACCATTAAAGAACTTATTGCTTAGATCTCCTTACTTTAATAAAGTTGGATTTGAACCTAGAGTATCAGAAATATTTTTCTTTTCTAAACCTGTTAGATGCTTTTCTGGTCACTCTGAATCTGAAGGTTGGGAAGGTTATGAAGTAATGACAATTATTTTGGATGAAATTGCTGCTTTTAAAACAGATGCTGAATTGCGTGGAGAAACGAGATCAAAGGGATCTGCGTCTGCGATTTACAATATGTCTAAGCTTTCTATTATGTCTCGCTTTCCAGAAGTCGGTAAAGTTATTCTATTGTCTTTCCCCCGCTATAAAGGTGACTTTATTCAACAAAGATATTTTAATTCTAGAGAAAAGAAGGAACCTAAGACTTGGACTATTAAAGCTGCAACATGGGAAGTTAATCCTACTATTAAGCGTGAGCAATTAGAATCGGAATATATTAGAAATCCTGTTGAAGCTAGAGCTAGATTTGAATGTGAGCCTCCTAACATGGAAGATGCTTACTTTAGAGATCCTGAATTAGTTAGAAAAGCTTTTATGTATAGTGAAGATCCTGTTGATGAAGAAGGTAATTTTAAACCTTGGTTTAATAAAACAGATGGTCAAGTAAGATTTATTCATATTGACTTAGCCTTAAAGAGAGACAGAGCTGCGCTTAGCATGGTTCATTGTACTGGACTTAAAGAAGTTAAAACATTAATGGGTGTTGAAAATCTTCCTATTATTAATGTTGATTTAGTTTACTCATGGGAAGCGTCTGTTAACCAGGAAATTAACTTTGCATCTATTAGACAAATGATTTTGGACTTATGTAGAAAATTTGATGTTGCTAAAGTTACTTTTGACAGATGGCAATCTATTGAAATGATTCAAAGCTTAAGAGCTCAAGGTATTAATGCGGATTTTCATAGCGTTAAGAAAACAGACTTTGATACATTAATGACTGCTATTTATGATACAAGATTGCGTGGATATTGGAATGATCTTTTAGTTGAAGAAGAGCTTTTAAAACTTAGGTTATTTGGTAATAATAAAATTGATCACCCAAGTTCAGGTTCAAAAGACTTAGCAGATGCGGTTGCTGGTGCGGTATTTGTTTGTGTTGAAAATATGGCTATTGGGGCAGAGGTAGAAATTGAAATTTTATCTCCAGATAAATATTGGGAAGAGAATGAAGATATGCCAGAATTTGGAACAGTTACAGTGTATAATAAAGATACTGGACAATTCTTTCCAGGATTCAATGAAGAAAAGGATGCGTCACCATGGCTGGAAAATCTCTAGATAATCTTAAAGTTACTCATGAAGAAGTGATTAGTCAATTGGCAATGCAATTAGCATCAGCACATGTTGATCTTACTGTACTGAAACTGGAAAATCAAAAGCTGAAAGAATATATCGCCAATAGTGTTGAGCCTGAAGTCAAAAAATAAATTTCTTTTAGTTTTTAGAAGTTTTTTGCTCCCTGATGAGTTTTTTACCATAAAGCCTGATATGGTCTTATCTAAGCAATAGGTAGTCAAAATGGCTTCCTAACAAAACAAACCAACCATAGGAGAAATCAAGTGACAACACTAAAGATGAATAAAGTAGATACGCTTCCAGAAATCGCAAGAGCTGGTCGCAAGTCTGAAGAATTGAATATGATTATTGCTGCACTGAATGAGTCGGCAAAAGATGGCAATTCAGTTCGTATTGATGGAATTAAAGCTGGTAATGCTTATAATTCAATGCAACAAAGAATTCGTGCTCAGGCTAAGAAGTTGGGTTACAAAATCGTTATCCGTTTTGATTCAACAACTGATGCGCTATTCTTCAAGGCAACTCGTGTTGGTAATGTAAAGAATGTGACCGAGACAGGTGTTACAGCAGTTAATAATCTTTCGGCTAAGACTAGCGAAATTGCTGGTGTAAAAACCAAGGTCAAGACTAAATAATTATATAAAAAATAAATACCATAAAGCCCTGCGCCTAGCCAGCGCAGGGCTTTTTTTTATGCCATAATATAGATATGACATTACAAATGGAACAACAGAATATTGAAATTGGTAGAGAAGATATTGACTCATGGTGTCCTATGTTTGCGCTTCCATGTTATGATAGGTCATTGACTGAACCTTTCTTTATGTCTTTTATGAAGACAGTTATGTATTGTAAGGATATCGGGTTAAAGTTCGGGGTTAGCACAGTTACTGACTCTTTAATCAATAGGGCAAGGAATAACCTTGTCGCTAAGTTTATGGCTAATCCACAGTTTACACACTTAGTTTTTCTTGATGTTGATCTTAGTTTTAAGGCTGAAGATATTGTAAAGCTTCTATGGCATGATAAAGATATTATTACTGGCTCTTACCCAATTAAAGAGATTAATTGGGACAAGGTAATCAAAAATGTTAATAACGGGATTGCGAGCAAAGATTTGGGTAAGAAATCAACTCGCTTTGTTGTGAACCCAGTTAAAAAAGGAAATAATGTTATTGAAACAGATAATGGTGCAATATCAGTTCACGATGCTGGTACTGGCTTTATGTGTATTAAAAGAGAAGTATTTGAAAAACTAATTGTTGCCTATCCTGAGTTAAAATTTAATGATGACACAGGTAGTATGAAAGGTGCAGAATTAGATTATACATACGCTTTCTTTAATTCTTATGTTGATGATGATGGTAGATTTGTTTCTGAGGATTATGGTTTCTGTAGATATTGGCAAAAGATTGACGGTAAAGTTTGGGTTGATCCAGGTATTGAGATTGGTCATTTAGGTAGAATGTTATATGAGGGTAATATGATAGATTACCTTATAGAATTGTCTGATGAATCAACTAAGGCTAACGCTAGAGCGCTCGCTCAGCCAAAAACTAAGAATCCGTCTGGGAAATCAAAAAAGAAATAACCAGCTAGTAGCCTAAAAAACATATACTAAAATTGTGTAAAATATTGGCTAAAATGTGCTTGGTGAAACATTAGATAAAACATTATCTAATCCCTGATATAATTCCCTAACTTACACGGCTGTAATCTTACACGACCCCCTGCAAAATTTTTTATATAATTTTTTATATAAAACGAGACAGGCTTTTCACCAGTTTTCCGACACAAAAGAAATATAAAAGAAATATTATTACGCAGGTTTTGTTTGAGCCATATGCCCGATACAATAGTTAGCCAATGAGTTCACTATTATTCAGTCTAAATATCAAGAAATTAGCGCACTATTTGTGCGCTATTTGTGCGTATAATCACCAATATAAACCATTATCTTAGGGAAAGGAATAGTATATGAGTAAGCCTATATTCGGATCATTAGTCGGTAATAAATTATCAGATAAAAATACAGTTTATGGAATTGTTACGGAAGTGCGTGAGATTACACAAAATAATGAGACTTTCTTTATAGCGTTATTAGATACAGGTAAAGCAATGCGTATGTCTACAGTTTCTAAATTGCTATACGCTAAGAGACAGCGTTTGCGTAAAGTTGGAGATCAGTTTACTGTTTATGCTTGGACTGCTGATTATGAAGTATCTAAGCAAAAGTTTGGTCCTCAAAAAAGGCGTATTGTTTCACCTTGTGTTACTGGTAATGTAAACACTATAGCAACTATTGGAGATGAGAAAATAAATATTATTACTCATATCAGTTCTAGTAACCCTATCTATTATCCAAAATTCTAATCAACAACTAACGAAAGGTAAAATCAAATGAATATGGAATCATTTTATTACTATATTAGTAATCGGCTAAATCGTTTGTATATGCAAAAGAATAGGGGTTTGGTTACTCCTTTTGAGTTTTTTGCAGAACAGCAAATGATTTTGCTTGATTTTAGCATCGGTATAAAAGATAACCTTACCGAAAAGATTAAGGAAGATATTGAAGAAAAACAACTACTGAAAATAGAAAGTGAGTTGCAATAATGGAAATTGAAATTGTAGACGCTTCAGAAATTATTAGTCCTATTACTTTGACTTCGTTTGAGGTATCAGGTGTGCTTGAGTTTGAGTTTATGGATGAAAGCGAAATAGAAGTAAAAGAAACTAAAAAAGCAGTAAAAGCATATTTCCCTTATGGTTCATATACAAAAGAGAGAACACATAGAGATTACTGGTTGAGTGACGATCAAGAATTTCTTGCTTGTTTGGTTTCTATCAAAGTTCAAAGAATGAGTCGGCGTAATCAAATGATTATTCTAGATGATATTCGTGAGTTTAGGTTATTGACTAAAGAAATTGCTACTGGTTTGTGTGAAAGTTTTGCAACAGTTGGCTATAAGTTTAGTGTTTACGAAGAGGCATAAGTGGAACATAAACAACAATTATTAGATGAACTTGAAAAATTGACAAGTCTTTTGGATATTCCTTTTGCTCGCAGAACGGATATCCATTGGATATTAAGAAATATTGCAATAAATAATACAGATGAAAAGCGAGTAAAGAAAGTGATTAGTATTTGTCAACTCCTAATGAAAGGTGAATAAAATGAAAATTGAAAATGGGGTAGTAATTAGTACAAAAGAACACGGCTGTATTCCTATGAATAAAATTAGCCTTTGGGAATTAGCAATTGAAATGAATCATAGAACAAATAGTATTATGGATGTTCTTGAATATAATCAACAGATGATTGTTAAAATGCAAGATAAAATTATTGAATTGGAAACGGCATTACTGGAGTTTTTATAATGGCTGAGTGTATCTATTGTCAATCTGTATTCATTGACGAAAGATATGAAGCAGGTTATGAATACTGTTTAGATGAGAAATGCCAAAAGATTGGACTTGATATTTCAGAACGGGAATTTAGAAAAGTTTACACTCCTGCTTTGCTTCACAAGTCTAATTACTTCTGGGTTAAAAAAACAGAGTTGAAAACTTTAAATGTTAGAGCTGATCTATTAGAACAAACAAACTGAAAGGTAAATATTATGAGTTGGTTAGATGATATTGAAAATGAAGACAATAGTAAAAGGAAACATCCTACGATGAAGAATGCAAATAAGCTAACGCCTAAGAACCATGAAACTATTACTCCTTACGATTGGGATTTGGATACAGATTTGAATCCAAATTGGCTTTTATGGGACAAAGAGATGAAGAAATACTTTGGTTACAAAGAGGAGAAATAGTTAAATGCAAGATCAAGATATTATTTTAACAAAAGAAGATTGGTTTAATTGTGATGGTTGTGGAGTAAAAATGCGACCTGAGTTTTGGGAAAAGGTTTGGGATGAAAAATCGCAATCTTATCTTGTTCAGGATCAAATGAAAGCCAAGCTAATAGATGGTGATATCTATCCGATTATGAATCAAATTGATGGGGGATTATCATTTGAATTATGTGGTGGTTATGGTGAATTCTTTGATTGTATGACTGAAGATGACATAATCAAATTGATTATTTGTCACGATTGTACATCTAAAATGTTTTCACTTTTAAATAAAACAAAGAAATTATCTGGGCTTCACCCTTCATCTTCAACTAAAGAAGGTGAATTTTGTTGTGAATGGGGTTGGAGTAGTGAAAACGGTAATGTGATTCTCCCAGAAGGGAAAATGTAATGGATTTTCAATGTCAAGAATGTTTTGAATTTTTTGAAGAAGGCATTATGCCTTGTGTTATTTGTGGGAGTGAAGTTGTAATTCCAGTTGATTTTTTAACAACCTATGAGGAAGGGTACGAATGAAGATATACGAATGGGTAAAACAAAAACCTGAGTTTCAGTATTACTGGACTAAAGAAAAAGGTTGGGTTCAAAAAGAAATAGAAGAAGTGTGGAAAACTATAGAAATAGGAGAAAGCAATGATTGAATATATGGAAATAGGTTCATCTCCAACTGATGAATACTGTGCTCAATTAGGTTCTGATAACTATGATGTTCTATCAAGAATTGAGCTTAATGCTTATGTTCATCAATTAGAAAGAATGTTCCCTCATGTCAAGGAAACTGATTCATTAAAATTTGCTGTTAAAAGATTCAATCATGATTTTGGTACTTATGCTGAAGTTGTTATTTATTATAATGAAAGTAATGAGCATGATTATCAATATGCAATTTTAATTGAACACAATCTCCCAATGAATTGGGATGAAGAAGCTAAAGAAGAAATCAAACAACAACTAGAAAACAAAGGAATAAAGTCATGAAAAAATTAACAAAGAAGCAATTAGAGAAAGTCATTAGTAACATTCACGAAATGGTTCCATATTCACCTGAAACAAAGAGTTGTGCAGCATTTGGAATTTTACTTGATAAGGATATGAATATCCAGTTTGAACAAATTGATAGTGGTTTGGATATTTATGAAATGCTAGATGTAGAAAATGAAGCACTTGTAAATCAAATTAATGAATACGATATGATTACTATTGCTACTTGTGGTTGGGCTGCGCCTACGAATAAAGAAAATGATGAGTATAGTGATTTAGCCCCATCTCAGCATCCTGAAAGAAGAAGAGTTCGTCTTTTTAGTTCAGCTAATACTAATAATCAAGTTGGTAGTTCTCTTATGTTTAGTGATGATATACATAATCCAGTATATGATTATGGTGATGCTGTAGGTAGTATGGCACAAGCAATTATTAATTTAATGCAAGTAGCAAAACTGAAAGGAATGTAACAATAACATATGAATGAATATGTTGAAAACATAGAAAAGTATGCAAAACAAGCAACTACAAAACCTGAAGATTTTGGTTATTGGGGTTCTGATGATATGTTTAAAACTTGGGGTTTTACTAATATTGATCAAAGTAGAGACTCTGATGTATTAACAAAATCAAATTTTAAATATATTACTGAAGAGTTAATGGGTATCTTTCCTGATGATTACAGAATTGAAACATATAATCATTGGGCTGTTGGTTCAGTTGATAGATTAGTTTGTCGTGTTTATGATGATGATGATGTAAAGATTATTTCATCTTCATTTTATTTAGCTATGGAATGGCTAGACAAATTAGATGACTACCCAGTTGCTGATGAGAATTCATATGGAGAAATGTTGCATCTTGACAATATAGAAAATCTTGACTTTTGGGCTGATATTTGTCCTGGCTATGTTGATATTGAAAAGCATCCTGATTGGGCTATAGATGTCCTTCATGAATTAGAAGTCAATATGAATATAGAGTTTCATCTAGATTCAGGAACACCCAAGGATGAAGATATTATTCAGTCTATTTATAATCTTCAATATTGGAATGCGGCAGGTTATGTAAAATGGTATGAGTTCTGTGATCGTAATGGGTTAGAACGACCTCCATTTACTGCTAATGAAATATCTAAATATGATACTAGCCAAATAGAATTGGAGTTTAAATGATAGTAACAGTAACAAATCTTAATTCATCAATGCTTGATGAGTTGAGATATGAAAGAGATAACGGCAATATGTATGGTGAATTAACAGCTATATTTAAATCTTTGGATACATATTATTATGAGCAAATATATGTTGATGATTTTAATAAGTTGATAAATACTCCTGGAACAACTCCTGGAAAACAATTTAAAGTAGTAATTGAATCAAAATATACACATTACAAAAAAACATATAAGGGAGAAGAATAATGCCAAATCATTGCAATAACACTTTAGGTGTTTTAGGTAAAACAGAAGATGTAGAAAAGTTTGTAGCATTTGTAACAAATAATGGTGAAGATAAAGAACAGAACAAGTATCAGTTATTCAAAAACTTAATTCCAATGCCAAAAGAATTGGAAGGAACTACTTCACCATCTAAATTAAGCAATGAAGAGTTAATTAAGAAGTATGGAACTGATAATTGGTATGATTGGTGCAATAATAATTGGGGCACTAAATGGGGTGATTATGATATCACTAAAAGTGATCTTGCTAATTTGGTTCAATATTCTTATCCATTTAAAGAAGATGGAGAAAAAGATTATGTTAACCCTATTGAAAATACAGATAATTCATATGTGCATTTTTATTACGATACTGCTTGGGCTCCAGGAAGTGATCAACTTTGTGATGCACTTTGTCTTAAGTTTCCAGAATTGAATTTTAATTTGTATTATGAAGAGCCTGGAATGGGTTTTGCTGGTCAGGTTAAAATTAAAAAAGGTGAAGTGATTTATAATGATAATTGGGAATTTCGCCAATCATGTTCAAATATATCCGAAATGGATTTTGACTACTAAGGAGATAATATGTTCAATATGGATGACTTTAATAATTTGAATGAATCAATGGACTCTGTTCCAGATGGTTTGATAGATGCATCAGATTATGCTAATGATATGGAGTTGATCACTAATATTCTAGACAATATAGAATATGATGATATGGTATCAAGAATGCATGGAATGATGAATATTATGAATAGTGTTTACAACGATAGTGGAGAATTGGATATTGAAAGAGTATCTGGAGTCACTGTAGCATTATGCTTTCATATTGTTAATATTCTTGCTAATCTAGAAGATGAAAGTAGAGAAGAATACTTTTACAATACTAAGAACAATGTTCTGGAAGAGATTAAGAAAGAAGCTTCAACTCTACCTTATTGGGATGTAAAGGAAAATGAAGATGAGTGAAGACTGGACTAAAGATGCTCTTTGTCGTAAAACTAAGGGTATTGATTTCTTTGCTGATGACACTTCGGGAATTAATTTAGCAAAAGCATTGTGTTCTAAATGCAATGTTGCTGCTGAATGTTTTCAACAATCTATATTCGCTGAAGAAATATATGGAATTTGGGGTGGTCTTTCACAAAGAGAAAGAAGAAAGTATCACCGCACATATAAAACAAATATAGAGATTAATCTTGCAAAGGAGATAGTGATTAAACATGGCAATAAGCGTATTAAGTGACGAGAAATCTTTTAAAATTAAAATTGTAAAAGATATATATATAAGTCTAAGAGATATTGACGAAGCACAACAGATTGCTGATTTGATATCAAGTAGAGAATCCCAAATGACAACATTTGGTCAAATGACTTCTGTTTATTCAGAAGTTGAACAACTAATCCACAACAGCATAGGAGAATAGTCATGGAATCCATTGACTTTGAAGTGCAAGTAGAACAATCAGAAATCAAGAAGAATTTGAATATACCAATCTTTTCAGAAGAAAAAGTTGGTGCATTGTTTAATCAAGGGCATATTTCTAAAATGTCATCAATTGTTAAGGTATCAGATTTGACAATTGATTACACATACCAGAGACAGCCTATTATGAAAAAAGTAAACAAGATTGCAAAGAATTTTGATCCAGATATTCTTGGTGTTATTATTTGCTCAATGCGTGAAGATGGCTCTATTGCTATTATTGATGGTAGCCATAGAGTTCATGCTTTGCGTATGAAAGGGCTAAATGATTCAACAGTCAATGCTCTTGTTTATTTTTCTTTGTCTATTCAAGAAGAAGCAAAAATATTTGCAATGTTAAATCAAGAACACACAAAGCCAAATACAACAGATATCTTTAAAGCTGGAATTGTATCTGGTGATGAAGAAACAATTGCAATTAATAAAATCCTTAATAGTTTGGGTTTGATTATTGGTGTTGGTCCTGGTGATAATAAGGTTCGTGCTATATCTACGATTAGGCGTGTGTATCGTAATGCTGGAGAAAAAGTATTGCGTGATACATTGTATACGATTAAATCAGCGTATGGAGATTCATCTAGCACAATGCGTGATGTTTTGATTTCTGCTGTTGCAATTGTTTATAATCGTTATGGTGCAAAAGTTGAAGTACCTCGTATGATTACTACTTTGCAAAAGTTTGGTAATCCAAATACGCTTATTGCAAATGCAAAATCAATCGGTGTGAATGCAAGTTCAGTTACAGCATCGGCTTTGCCATTTGTTATTGTGAATGGTTATAACCAGAGATTGACAAAGAATCGCCTCAGCGATTATCCAATGAATCTACTTGCTCAGCAAGTTTGGGTTCCAATTAAATAATAGGTTTGGGGTTAGGTTAGGCTGATCACTAGCCTAACCCCATTTAAGTTTAACTAATAAAAGGAGAATCATATGAGTAACTATCCACCTGGGGTAACTGGTAATGAATATGAAATTGCTGGGGGAACAGAAACAGAAGAGTATTGGGAATGTGAAAGCATGGTATCAGGCATTACTGTAAATATGAATTTGCTTCAAGAAATGGCTGATGATGGTTTGACTATCTACAATAGATTGAAAGAACACAATTACACTTCATATCAAGCATTGATTGACCAAAAACTAAAATCATTAAGAGATAAGATTCATGGTTTTATTCATTCTGATGATGTAACTGATGGTGATTGTGGTTTTGCTGGTTATGTATTAATGGAATCATATAAGGATAAGAAATGGTGGTCTTGCCCAAATTGTGGAACAGAACACGAAATAGAAACAGATTACTATCGTGATTGAACCATATACTCAAAATTGGAATGAATTGGCTAATAAATCGGTTGGTGTCTTTTATATAAATCATAATGCGATGTTTTACATCGGGAAAGGAAAGTAATGAATAGCATTAATTTACATAGTATTAAAAACTTAAGGGGAGGATATTTTGTTCCTGAGTTTATAGATAAAAAATACATTACTCAAGATGGAAATCTTGGTGTCAATGTAAAAGATTATCATAGCCGTATGAGTCCTTTATTGGATGATCAAATGTATTTTGATTATGAACTAAGTGAATATGTTTATGATGGGGTACAGGCTATGTTTTGGAATAAATGTCAATCAATAGGTCGTAGTTGGGGTTATGATCATGTTGAAAGTAGTGGTAGAAGTGGTGGTTGGGCTTGCCCTATGACAATACATTCCTATAATTCAACTACTACTTTTAATTATATCAAGTGCCCAGAAGATAATGGTCAAAGTAAAATATCACTTGCAGATTCAATTGTAATTGAAAGATTCAATGGGTTTGCAAGATATGTACAGTCATTATTCTTTTTAGTTAAATCAGAAATTGGATATGTAACAAACATAGATGAGTTCTTTGAACTCAAGAAAGAAGTTGAGGCATTATGAATACAAAAACTGATAGTTGTGAATCAAGAATCCAAGCAAATATGGATAATTGTGAAGAGTATCTTGAGCTTATGTTTAAAATAGTTGATAACGAAAGACTAGATGAGAATGATGAAGATGACATAAAAACACTTCTCCTTATTGAAGATGAAGGTTTGGATGAAGATAGTATTTATGAGTACGCATTGGGTATTTCAGTTCAAAAAGTTATGAGAATTGAATTAAGTACTGGTGGACCTGCTTCTTTTATTGAAGCTTATCTTGATGATGAGAATAATGTTGATGAAGTGTTTTATCATTTCCAAGATTGGTTTGATGGGGCTAAAAGAAAAGTATCAAGTCATTCAGCAATATATAGGTACGCACAATTCATGGCAGAAGGGTTATAGAAATGACACAAGAATTTCTAGAAAAAACAGATACAGCGGGAAATATCATATACACAACTAAAACAGGAGAAAAAGCTATGTACCCAGATGAACTAATGACCCAGAGTAGCATTAAAGAAGTAGAAATTATTCCAGATCCTAAAAGTAATTTAATCATTGCCGAAATGTGTTTCCCTAAAGATCAGCTTATGATGATGCTGAATGAAACATGTGTGACTAAAGAGCAAGTTGAAGAAATGATTGAAGAACATGATATGACTGATTGTGTTGAATCACTCATTGGTGATATTGATTGGGAAGATAAAGTAACAGATGTTCTTTCGGCTATTGATGTAGAAGATTATATTAGTACATCAAGTATTGTTGATAGTGTTATGGAAAATATTGATTATGGCGATATTGCTAATGAAGTAAAACAGCATATGGAAGAACCTGATGCTGAAGCAATGGCTAGTTCTTTACTAGAATCTTTTAGTTATGAAGCACCTTGCCATACTGGTAAATTGTATATTAAATCAGTAGAAAGCATTATTGAAGGCTATATGAAGAAGCAACTAGAAAGTGTAATTCAACCGACTACTATTGTAAATAATCAAGTTGTTCTTCGTTCATTTACTATTCAAGAAATCAATGAAGTTCTAGATAGCCTTCAGTATACTGAGTACAATAAGAGTCGTATCTTAACATCACTATCACTAAAATAGAAAGGTATCTTCATGAAGAAGTATATCAAAATAGCTAATGAGTCTGGCTTTGTTAGTCGGATAGCCCTAGAAAAACTAGGGCTATCTACTAAACGAAATGATCCAGATACGATTGGGCAATTTGGTTCGGGTATTAAATATGCTCCGATTGCGGCTTTGCGTATGGGATTGGATTGGGCATTTGCTGGAGAAGATGAAAAGGGTTCATATATACTTAAGTATGGTGTAGAGAATGAAGATGGGGTTGATTGTATTATTTACAATTACGGTGACTATAAAAAGTCATCTTCGTTTACTGTTGATGCTGGGGTATTGAGTTGGGAAGACCCATTTCAAATCTATAGAGAAGCAATTGCTAATGCTATGGATGAAGCTTATACTACTAATGGAGATTGGTATCGTAAGATTGTTGAAGAAAAAGATGTTGTTTATAACAAGGGTGAGTTCGCTGTTTACATTACAGCATCACCTTTGATGATGGAAATATATAACGAGCACGATAAATATTTCCTTGAAAATAGAGAGTCAGTGTATGAAAAAGGTTCATCATACGCTTCAGTTAAGTTTTATAATCCGTATAACAAACAGATGCATGTTTATTCAAAGCAAGTTATGGTTTATGAAAATGAAGATTACCAATCAATGTTTGATTATGAAATTCAAAATCTTAAACTCAATGAGATGCGTACAGTATCAGACGAATTTTCAATGCAATATAAAATTGCTGAGTCTATTTGTGAGTGTAATGACATTAATATCATTAAAGATATGATCAAGATGTCAAATTCGGATAAGGCATATTTTGAATTTGAACTTAGTACATCATTCCATGATATTAATAGTAGTTGGCTGGATGCTTGGTTGGATCTTTATGATGAAGATTGCATTATGGTTACGCTTGAGCAATCTTTGAGTCAAGCATATGCGTCTTTCATTAAAGAAAAAGGATTCTCATTTAAAATAATGGAGTCTAGTTTCTTCTTTTCAATTTTGAAAAAGGCTGGGGTTAAAACAATTGATGATATTGCTGGAGAAGCAATCAACTTTGAAATTGATAACGATATTAGTCGTTATCCAAAGTTGATCAAAGCAATTGAAATTGCAGCAAGGTTTGAGCCAGGTCTGTTGGAATTGGAAAAGCCAATTGCTTGCTTTATTCCTAAGCAAACTGAACACTATTTAGGCGTTGTAATTAATCCGAATACAAAAGACAAACAGATTCTGATTGATAAAAACCATGCATCAAATGGTGAACTGAATGAATTGGTAGCAACTATTATTCATGAGTATGATCATTATGAAACTGGTAGTTTGGATGGTGATATTGCTGGAAGAAAGTTTAGGGATTTAGCTGATCGCAGGATTGGTAAATTGATGTGTGATTACTATAAGCCAGACTTGATTCAAGTTGGAGTAAACGGAATTTATATTCCATTAGAGAGTATTCCAGAATTAGGTGGAGTTGGGTATAACATTGCGTGGTGTCAACCACTAAACTGTTATGTAATGTCTCTTGGTAAAAAAGCATATAAAATTTCTGGTGACAGAGTTGATGCTGGGAATGGATCTGCTATTGCTATTGACAATGGCACAAGGTTCTTCATTGAGATTGATGGTAGTTTTACTGTAAGCATTATTCACTAGAAAGGATATTATGCCTAAGTTTGGTAATTATTTTGTAGTAGAGTTTCGTTTTCCCATACAGGTTGATACGGTAAATACTGTTAAAGAAGCATTGAGTATTGCTGGACAAATTTGTAGGGATCAACATGGGTTTAAGCCTGATAATTGGTATGCAAGAATATTTGAGTATTCTACTGCTGAATCATCAACTACTGGACACATTAAGGAATACTTTTACAATCCTCATTCGGCTACGCATAGAGAAATAACAAAGAATATTGAATACTTCTCTCAGCTGATTGAAAAAGGATTATCACCAGATGAGAAAAAGAATAAGAAAAAAATTATCAAAGCACTAACAGAGGAGATTTAATGTCAGTATTGGAAGCGTTTTTGTGGTGGTGTTGGATTGCGTTTTTAGGTGTAGTATTTATCATTATGTCTACAATGATAGGCATTGTCATATTACCAATGATACTTATAGCGTTAATAGCATTCATAATTGTTTAGTTATTTTATAAAATATGATATACTTGTTGTATCGTATATTTACTTTAAGGGAGAGATATGTCAATAAATTTGGACAGTAATGATGAGTTGTATACGGATATAGCAATGCAGATGCTTTCTGCATATCTGGGTAATGATAAAAAGCTTACCAATGACCTTATGCAATCGTATTCG